TTCTGTAAATTCTACGTTTGTCCCATCATGGCAAGCGTATACTGTACCTGATCTTACGTTAGTTGTTTTCTTAATAACAAAGTCAAAGAAAGCTGCGGTATACGTAGCGATTGCTACATTAGCCACTGTTTCAGTTCCTGTGTCTACATCTGTGTTTTCTTGGTTTGAAAGTAAAGCGGAGTCAATAACTACATCACCTGTTACAGCAACACCTGTGTTTGTAGTTTCAAACTTTTTAGAACCATTGTAATAAAGATTAATTGCTCCACCACTTTGTGCATCTAACATAGAAGCATCACTTGGATTTCTAACTAATAAAGCACCTGTTTTCACAACTAAACTACCAGTGCCTGTTTCGTTTATATAACTGTTACTTCCGTCGTGGTATATTTGAAGATCATCACCATTTCCAAAGTTTGCGCTTCTACCATCTGAAAAATCTATATTACCTCCGTTTTGAATTATAGTCCCTGTCATTGTACCACCAGCTAGTGGTAAATAAGGACCGCCTATAATACTTGATCCTGAACCGTCAACCCAATCAGTACCAGATACTGTAGATACTAATACTTGGTTTGCTGCACCTGGTGAGTTATTTGAATCGTAATATGCTCCTGTAACTCTTGCGTTACCTGAAACGTGAAGTTTTTGAGTAGGAATAGTTGTGTTAATCCCTACGTTACCGCCATCTGCTTGTAAAGACATGTTATAAGCATTAGAATTACCTATTTCCTGCCCTTGTATATTTAAATAATTTGTAGAGGTTACACCTAGTTTTAATTCTAAATTAGCTGCAGTATTTTGAAAAGTAGCTACGTATTCACCGGATGTAGCATGTGTAACGTCAAGTTTTAAATCAGGACTAGTAGTCCCAATACCGACGTTGCCGCCATTTGCAATACGCATTCTTTCTGTTCCTGCTGTTTCAAACCAAATATCGTTATTATCTTGTATTTGCATTCTTGTTGCAGTAGAATCATCTCCAATAACTACTCCTCCTGTTCCTCCATAAATATATAAATATCCATTAGTTGAAAAATGTTGTATTGAAGCAGCAGTATTAGATAAAGTAGTAGAACCTCCAAAAGATACTGAACCATTACTGTCTATACGCATTCTTTCTGTACCTCCAGTTGTAAAAGCTAAAGTATTGCCTAAATTTGGATTAAACATACCTGTATCTAAGTCTCCTACAAAAGAATATCCTGGAGAAGCAGCAACTCGGCCAGAGCCAGCATACTGAATTAAGGGGTTGAAGTTATTGCCGTCACCAAAACGCGCATCTCCTGTAACATCAAGCTTATAACCAGGACTAATCGTTCCGATACCAACGTTGCCTGTGCTGTCTATAAAAACTCTACTTTGACCACCTGAAACTAAAAACAATTTATTAATTGAATGATTATAACCAACTCCACCCTCATATCTTTGATTTCCACTTGTTCCATCAGCAAAATATAAAGCACCTTCTGAACTTGTGTCTGTAGCAATAGTAATACCACCTGCTCCAGTTGCTTGTTTTACTACTAAATTATCTGAATAATAATCCGAAGGACTAGTCGTCCCGATACCGACGTTGCCGCCATAATCAACTCTCATAGCTTCTATTACAGGTGAAGCTTGACTAACAGTATTTGAAACAAAGAAAGAAATACCCATTTGATCACTATCTGACCCAGATTGAACTGGTATTATTGCGGCTTTTTTGTATAAATTTCCGCCATTGCTTAATTTTCCAAATTCAATACCTGCGCCAAAGTTTTCATCACCTGAAGATATATTAGAATTATCAAAAAATAAACCTTTAATTGAATTATACGCTGTAGTAAAAGCTGTGTCTGCTATTGTTAGTTTACCAGTTGGCCCAGTCGTCCCAATCCCGACGTTGCCGTTTCTTAACACTAATGTATCGGCATAATAAGTACCTCCTACTCTTGTTGTGAAGTCAATGTAGTTGTCAGCATTGTTCCACCTCATCCAACCTTTATTGTTAGTGTCTTCTCCTAAGTCAATTCTAGGATTATTGGACCCTTGAACGTGAAGTAAATTATCAGGACTACCCGTTCCAATACCGACGTTGCCCGCAGAGGTAATAACCATTTTCTCAGTATTTGCCGCGTTACCCCAATCGTTTCCAGTATAAAATTCGTGCCTACCGTATGAGCTGTATCTTATTGCCCAATCCGTAGGATTATCATAACCAAATCCAATAGAAAGTCTATTAATTGAACTAGCATCGCCAGCGGCAATTCTTTGAAATTCCCCAGCACTATAATTCTGCGTGCCATTTATAGCAATTGCAATTTCATCCGTAGTTGTTGGATTAACGTGCAACTTAGCTGCAGGACTTTGTATTCCAATACCTACCTTACTGGCGAAATATCCATCATTTAAAAACTTTAATGCCATTTAGTACTGGATTAAATTAATATTATATGTGTGTTAATAACACTCTGTATATATCTACTGCTACGCTACCTGAGAACACGATGCTCATACTCGCTGAACCACTTCTTGTTACATCTGCATATACTGTTTGATATGGTGATACATTTTGTGTTACTTCTGCTGTAACGTTTTTAGCTAAAGCACCAGTTCCAAATAAACTAGCGTTTGCTAAATCTATAGTAAATGTTGTAAGTCCGTTTGCTTCGGCTCTTGTGCAAGGCGCGGTGTTGTTTAATGTTTGTTTTGCCCCGTTTGCATTGCTTCTTTTGTCAAGTGATATCCAACCTTGATCAGCTGTAAAATAAGCACTATCAAAACCAGCAACACCTCTTATAGCTCCAGGTTCATCTGCACTAAGCCCAGCTAAGTTTGCGTCTGCTCTAACTATTGTATATGCAGAGACAGCAGGATTTGAGTTAGCTGTTATATCAGTAGCTGCAAATATAAAATCACCAATTTCTAAAGTTACCGTATAAAAAGTTCCACCTGTTGTGACTACAAAGAAGTCACCTTGATCTAAAGCAACATTACTTGCGCCTGTTAAAGCAGGAGTGTTGGTGGCTACATTGTAACCTCCTTGGAAAACACCAATACCAGCAACAGCTGTATTTAATTGACCAAGAGTTACCGCGTTGTTAGTATTACCTGCAGTAGCACCTACTATTTGTACTTCGCCTGCAAAGGTTGACAATGCAGTACCGCTTACTTCTAATTTGCCGCCAGTTTCTAAAGTACCTACTATTTCAACGTTAGTAGGCATGTCAATAGTAATAGACCCGTTATTTTGTACTTGTTTAGTTATTGCTATTCTACCAGTTGTTCCAATAAAATCAACAGTTGAAGCAACAGCGCCCACAGTTGGTGTTAAAGAAATTCTTGCTTGATTACCAGATAATGTAGTAACAGGTAACGTATACAATGTATCTGCTGGTAATGTGTATGTTTCAGTATCTACAGATGTTACGTGACCAGTTGCGTTTGTACCAATAGCTTTAACAGCTACAATATCTCCACCATAACCGGGACTAGAGGTAGTTGAGGTGTTTGTTCTAGTGGTAGCATCGTGATTAACAATAGGTATAGGACCAGTTTGATTTGTTACACTTATGTAAGTACCGCCTTGTACTTCTGTTATATCACCAAATGGTATTGTTGCCCATTTATTGTTTTTAGTTAAGAACCTATCAGAAGCTATAGAAGTTCCATCAACAGCGGAAAGATCTGCTGTCACTGTTACGTTACCAAGTGTAGGCGTGTTAGGTGTAAGATCGATGTAAGTACCATCTGTAGTTGTTATAGTTTCTACACCACTTGTAGTTCCTACTTCTATCCAACCAGCGGCGCCGCCACCAGTATCTGATACATATTGTTTTAATGTGTCTACTGTTGTGTCAAAATATAATTGACCAACAACACCTGTTCCTGCCGCAGCATCACTTGCGAACTTCTCTATAACTATGTTCTCTACTTGTATAGAGTTTAAGTTAACGTTATTTAAAAAATTAATTGCCATTTTTTTTAGTTTAGATATAAATTGCCTGTTTGCGCTGAGGCAAATGTTACTGTTAGTTGTGTTGTGTTTACATAGGCTACTTCGCCATATATAATTATATTGTTGTTATTTACTACTGTGATAGAAGGAAAATTTCCTAATGCACCCGTGTGAGTTGCTGTAATTGTTGCTACGTTGTTGAAAGGTATAACTTCTGTAGAACCAGAAACTAAACCCCACTCTGTACCTGTAGCTGTAGATTTTAGTACTTCACCTAAAGCACCTGGGTTATCTGTGCTATCTCTTAAAGCACCAGTTACATATAGATTACCCGTAACTGTTAGAGTTGTTCCGCCAGGGTTAGCGTCTTGTGTTAATATTGAATCTACTAGTGTAGTAGATGTTAAACCTGTTACTTGATCAGTTACATCAAAAAATAATGGCACAGTTAAATCTGTACCGTTGACACTATCGATTATAAATTTAGCTAAATCACTTACCTTAAAATTCTTTGTAGGATTTCTAAGCGTAGCATCTTTCTCTGTACCTAACAGTATATCGTCAAGCGCAGGAAGTACTGTATTATAAGTATAGATTATTGCCATGTGTTTTGTTTATGCGTATACTCTTATTTCTATAGAACCAGCTGTAAATTTACCATCACTGTTATGTGTACCAAGATTTATAACAGTATCACTTGCTCTACCCCAAGCAATATCGTGGTTATTCTCTGCAGAACCACCATTTAAGAAAACTATAGTCTTGTCAGCTGTAAATAAACTTGACGATGCTGTTATTGTGTAATCACCGCCTGATGTTCTACCGTACGCAAATGTTTTTCCTGTAGTATTTTGTAATACTGTAGCAACGGGTGCTGCTGCGCCTGCTTGGGTAAGTAACGCTGTATATACTGTATAGCCTAGACTGTATGAATTAGCAAATGATGCTATTTGACCTACAGTAAACTGCACTGTTTTATTTTCTTCTGTAATTGGATCTATCTGAGAACCTATTACATTGTCTGATAATGTAGGTGTTCCTTGAGGATAGCTATATATTATTGCCATTTGTTAAGTATTTAGTATGTATATTTGTATACTCTATATACTTACATATATCTAGTGATATTTACAAGTGAA